CAGAAGCCCGTCGTGTTTGCCTTCCATGCCCTTGCCCACTCGGCAAGCGGCGCGCCCGGCTCGGCCTGGGCTCCATCATTGAGAAAACTTTGGCGCGCAGCCTCGGCCTCATGACGCAGCGTACGTACCTCCTCGATCAGCGCCGCAGCATCGTTGCGGTACCAGGCATCGGCACCTTCTGGGGATAGCGGGCCGCTGATACGGCGAGCTATCGCGATCAGGTCGGCCTCGCTGGGCCGCACAACTGTGGTCACGGGATCCCTCCGATAACTGGACTGACAACAAGGCGGCAATTTGGATGCAGGAGATCGGGCGGCTGACTAACCGGGTAGATTCGCCCGTCACGGGCCGCACAGGCCGCGTCGTGGTCGCCATCGTGGGCAAGTAGGCCCGTAACCACACCGCGGCCGATAGTCTGGAATCGGTTCGCAGTGGCCAGGAGCTGCGCTTTCTGGAGTTCGGTTCGCGCGATCGTGAGCGGCCGGCTCTTCCAGGTGTCCTCGAACAGACCAGTGATGCCAGGAAACTCGGGCGTGCCATACGCGATCTGGCTGACCGTCAAACCCTGCTCGAGTCCAGCCGCGATGCGTTCGGCGATCAACCGCCGTGTGGTGGCATCGACCGCGACCGCTGCAGCCCGTCCAGCCATGACGATCTGCCGTACGGACGGATCATCGAGCGGGACCGTGCCCAGGTTGAGCACCCGCAACGCTAACGTATGAACGGCTCGCAGGGTGGTGCCGTACCAAAGCACGAAGAGCGCCGTCAGGAGCGCCAGTTCGAGGTCGTCGTCACGGAAGCCGTGCTGCTCGTCGGCACCCTGCTTACGCTCGATTTCTATCAATTCGCGCCCGCCTACGACCTGGATACATTGGACCGTTATCAACCGCGTTACTAATAGCCGAGCGCTTCCGATCGCCGCCTTTTCTAGAGTTACAACGGAAGTGAATCGGCTGTAGATTCTCCCACGCGTCTGACCCGCCGCCCGATTCAGGAATCACGTGATCCACGTGTGTTTCTTCTTCGGTCAGTGGCGCAGCGCAATAACCGCAAAGACCACCGGTCGACTCCCATAGCGCTCGCCGTAGCCATAGCCTGTACGTCCGCCAATGCGGCAAACCTATTTCGCCGAGTACGTCATCCACGAGTTTCATCACCCGTCCATGATACCCGCACTATCGGCAAATTCATCTATTTTGTGACACTTACCATATTGCATTTCCTAGGCCGATGGTCTATATTGAGTACATGAGAAACGAAGCGCAGGAAGCCGCAAAGGCAGCAGCCAGGATCGCCGCCGCCAACCGCCCGCAGAAGTTCTGGAACGGCAAGCGCTGGATCACCGCAGAGCAGGGAGGCCACTAATGAACAACAGCGAGCCAATCACAGGCTACGACTACCGGCTTGAAGCCATTGAGCAGGAGTGGACCGAACGCGAAGGCATCGGCCCATGTGGTCACTACGCCGCATATCAGCGTCAAGAGCACGGCTGGCCGGTTGCGGTCTGCGAAGTCATCGTCAACGGCAGCATCGGCCCAGGCTTCACCCACTACGTAAACATCGTCGCTAGTGATATCTACGACATGAGCAACCCGTTCCAGATCGAAGGCGTCAGATACGCAGATGTTGAGATGCTCGATGCCGACGAGATGCCGGAGTTAGTTGATGCCGAGAGCCTCGCGACATTCAGCGCCATGCTCGAATCAGGTTCGGCGCGATGACCCCCACCGAACTTCAAGCGTGGCGCAAGCAGGCCGACCTCTCGCAGGCCGGCCTTGCTGAGTTGCTCGGCGTGGACAAGATGACCATCTCACGCTGGGAACGCTCGGAGCGCTCGATCCCGCCGTTTCTGCACCTCGCACTACAAGCAATTGAGTATCACGACCAATTCTTAGTAGACACGGGGCACCTCCCACGCGCTTACGCAGAATCCATCAAGACCCGATTTGCCCATTGACGAGCCCGTTCGTCACACGCTTCTGCTGGCCGTCCTGTAGCCGCTGAAGATCGTCGGCGAAGTCGCCCGCCGCCTGATCCACGATGCTCTGCATGACCGAAGCGAACGCATCACCGCGCGCCTTCCCGCCAGAAGCCGCCGCAGGCTGCGCAGCAGGCCCGCCAGCCGCCGGTAGCCCCGGTGCTGGCCGTCTGGCCTCAGCCTCGGCCAATGCCTGCTGGCGCTCGGCCTCGGGGTCCGTGACGCTATCGCCGACTGCGACCCACTTGCCGGCCGTGGGTACCCACAGCGAATCATCCACGGCCAGTACATCGAAGCCCAACTCGCGCAGGGCCATCTCGCGACTAAAGACGCCCGCGGTCACCGCGGCGATGACCCGTTTGTACTTCTCGTTCTCGTCTTCCTGAAGGCTGCGAACCTCGCTCAGGTCGTGGGCAATGATGATGGTGCGATCGTCGGTAAAATCGGCCTTGAGCTTGCGGTTCCACTTCGACTCGTCCATCACCCACAACGGGACGATGGTCAGCTCGGTGAAATTCTCACGTACCTGACGCGCGCTCGCGTAATTGCTGGTCTGTTCGAGCCCGACACCTAGTCTGGCTACCAGCGGGTCGACGCCCATGACCGCCGCGATTCTCGTCTCGGGTACGTCGTGCAGCACCTTCAGGTTCAACTGGTCTGGACTGAACCCGAACTGCTCCATGTCCGCACCACCGGACAACACACCGACCCGGCCGCGGTTCTCGCCACCGAATGACTGACTGATGCTCGCCTTGAGCTCCTCGATCTGCTTCGGCGCCAGCATCGTTTCGGCCGGCAACTTGGCCACCAGTCCCGGCGTGCCGAAGTTGCGGAGCAGCGCATCGGCGTAGCGAGTTGCCTCGCCGTCGCTGGCGATCTCACGCACGAGCCGCTTGAGGGGGCTGATGCCCTTGCGCGTATCGTACGGATCGACGCCCAGCTTGAAGTGGATAACGTTCTCGACCGGGATCTCTTGCGGCGGGCCGCCGTTATAGCGGTCGAGTTCGTACCAGTCGATGAAGTTGTTCGAGCCGCGCTCAGTGTGGGGCCGCATCCTGGTCGGGCTGATCGGCCACAGCTCGACGGGCATTCCTTGAGTCGAGTTGCCTGATCGCACCTTGAGCACGTACGCATTGCCGTCGATATGCCGTGCCCACGCCGACCACCAGCGGATCTCGTTCAGGTCGAGATCTGGGTGCGGCTCGTCCAGCAGATCAAGGATAGGACTGACGAAGAGCGGCTCGCGTTCCTGCTTGGCATCAAGTTTCCAGACCCGAAGCGGCGCCTCGATACTGGCATAGGCCAGTGCTCGCAGGCACGCGAACACGGCCGAGTTGCCGTCACCACCGTAATCGCCGCCGTACGGCTCTGTTCCCGCCGTACGCACAAGGTGGTTGATGTGTTGCCAGTTGACGGTCGGGTCGAGCGGCGTGAACTTGTGCGACAAGTAATCGCCGCGCAGCATCTTCCCAATGGCCTGAAGTGGGTTCGGCATATTGTCGGTCCCACCTCCAGGCGGACGAGTTAGACGTGGATGGGTTGTTTAGCGTCCCGTAGGAACTGGCTGATCACTTCGTCGGTTTTTGGATGCTCGCACAGTGGCGCGAGAAACTGTGGCGGCACGGTCACGATGTCCGCGCCAGCCATGATGGCATCGGTTACGTCCTGCGTTGAGCGGATCGAGCCGACAATAATCTGCGTCTTGCAATCGTTCTCGCGGAAGGTCGTGCGAACCGCGCGCACTATCCCGGCTGGCTGATCACCACCGTCACGAATACGGTTCCAGAACAGGCTGACGTAGGTTGCGCCGGCGTCCGCGGCCACGATCGCCTGGGCGTAGGACATGCACGCCGTCACGTTCGCGTTGACACGAGCCTTGTGCAACTCGCGCACGACACGCAGCCACGACCAACGCACAGGAACCTTGATCGCCAGGTTCGAACCTGCCAACTCGCGCACGAGCACTGCCGCTTCACTCAGCATGTCCGCCGGCTCCGTCTGCACCAACTCCACGCTCAGCGACACGTCCCGCATACCGTAATGAGCTAGCAGTCCGACGATGTCCGCGTAGTGGTGCAGCGGGTCCGTCACGCCCTCTTTCGCCAGGATGCTCGGGTTGGTAGTGATCCCGCTTACCACGCCGATACGCAGCGCGTCCTCGATGTCCGCAAGGTTGGCCGAGTCGATAAACAGCTTCATGCCTGCAAGGCCGGATGCCACACGAGCAGATGGCACAGCACGCTCTGGAACGATTCAGCGTGTGGTGTCACGTGCTCCTCATTGACGTTCGGGACCACGATGCAAGCGTCGGCGACCTGCTTCGTGTAACCCTCGCTTCGGCCCACGATCCCCGCGATTTGCGCGCCAGCCTCGCGGGCATAAACGAGCGCAGCAACAATGTTCGGGCTGGTTCTGACC